CCATACTTCACCGGCCTTATCACGAATGGTCTGCCAGGTAGTCGAGAAGTATTCCTGGATACCGCTCCAAACTTCGCTCACTTTGGTGCTGATGACTTCCCATATTCCGGCAAAAAACTCAACCACACCGTTCCATATCTCACTTGCTTTTTCAGAAATGGCCTGCCATTTCGTTGTGAAGTATTCCGTGATGCTGTTCCAGATTTCAGATGCTTTGTCGGAGATCGACTGCCATACTCCGGCGAAATACTCAGTGATCGCCCCCCAGATTTCACTGGCCCCCGCCTGAATGTTTGTCCACAGTCCTCTGAAGAAAATCACAATGTCGATCCATCGGTTCCGAACCCATGAGTACGCTGAGAGAAATATGAATTCGATGGCTTCACCCACGCTCGGCAGACCGGAAGCGTCCACAAGCGTCGAGAAAATCCCTTTAAAGAAATCTGCGACAGCCTGAATCGGCACCATGATCGCGGCTTTGATGCCCTCCCAGATGGGCTTGACCGCGTCATGAAAAGCCTGGCAGTTGTTGTAAAGCCATACGATTCCTGCCACCAGCGCGGTGACGGCGGCAAGCACTGGATGAGCGGCAATGAGACCGACCAAACCAGAAAAAGCACCTTTGATCTTTCCGAAGGCCGTGACAATCTTCGGCGCCCACGTCATAATTGAGCCGACTGCAGTCGTGAGTTTACCAATGAAAATAAGCAATGGTCCGGCCGCCGCAACAACCAGACCAATCGTGACGACCATCTTTCTGGTGTCTTCATCCATGTTATTAAGCCAATCAACTACCCCCTGAATCCATGTGACAATATTTCGAATCATCGGAACGAGAATATCGCCTATAGAGATCGCGAGCTCTGCAAGCTGAGATTTTAAAATCGTGATCTGACCTTCAAGGTTGTCGTTCATGATTTCCGACATTTCCTTCGCAGAGCCTTCGCAATTATCAATTGCGCCGGACAGCTTATTCCAGTCATCTTCAGAAGCGTTGATGATGGCCAGGAGACCGGACATGCCGTTTTTGCCGGCAACACTTGCTGCCAATTCTGCTTTTTGTGCACCTTCAGCGCCCCACATAGCAACGCACAAGTCGTTTACAGCTTGCTCATAGGTTCCAGTATCGGAAATCATACCGTGCTGAAGCTGGTAGTCCAAATCCTCCATGGCCTTGCTATATTGACTTTGCGTGATTGCGCCAGATGAAAGCTGTTCCTCTAACTCATTCTGCTTCTTCGCATATTCAGAGATTTCAAGATCTCCGGCTTCCAGCTTCTTATTCAGATCTTCCATCATGCGACTGAACTGCTCTTGTGACATAGTGCCGTTGTTAAAACTCTGTCGCAGTTCTTCCATCATCTGACGGAACGGCTTAACCTTGCCACTGGCATCAGTCATGCTGATTCCGAGCTTGTCCATGCCATACTGAACCGAATCTGTAGGCGATGCAAGATTGATGAGAATTCTTCTTAAAGAAGTACCAGCCTGGCTGCTCTTGATTCCGGCGTTTGCCATTAACCCGATGGCCAGCGCAGTGTCCTCAGCACTATATCCCAGCGCGCCGGCGACAGGGGCGGCATATTTGAATGTCTCGCCCATCATCGACACGTTGGTGTTGGCATTGCTGGATGCCGCCGCCAGGATGTCGGCAAAGTGCCCGGAATCCCCCGCTGTCAGCCCGAAGGCAGTCAGCGCATCCGTCACGATGTCGGAGGTGGTAGCCAGGTTTTCGCCGGAAGCGGCGGCGAGGTTCATGATGCCCTCGATGCCGTCCAGCATATCCCCCGTTTTCCAGCCCGCCATTGCCATGTACTCCATCGCTGCGCCTGCCTCGGATGCGGAGAATTTGGTTTCAGCGCCCATCTCTCTGGCTTTGGCGCGCAGAATATTGAACGCTGTCTCAGTTGCAGTCGTACCTTCGGTAAACTGCAAGCCCATTTCATTCGCAGCACTGACGATAGCAGGAAGCGCTTCGTCCGATACTTCACCCGCAATGGCCTTGATTTTTGACAACTGCGAATCAAAATCCGCAGTTGTCTTTACAGCGGCTGCTCCAATGCCCAAGACAGCCGCAGATACCGGCATAATGGTTTTTCCTGCGCCCTCGATTTTCCCGCCGACTTCCTGCACCTTGCTTCCCGCAGCGGCGATGCTCTGCGCGGAGACGCTGCCGAAGTGATCCATCTCCGTGTTGAGACTGCGAAGCTGGGTCTCGGTATCGGCAATTTCACGCTGGAGGGCATCCCACTGTTCAGGAGATACAGGGTGGCCGAATTCCTCATCCACCGCCTGAGCCTGCTGCTTCAGGTCTTTCAGATGATCGGACGTGTCCTTGAGCTCTGCCTGGAGGGCATCATACTTATCCTGTGAAATCTGACCGGAGGCGAGCTGCCTGTCAGCGTCCTGCGCATCCTCTTTCAGCTTTTTCAGCTTATCCTGGGTGTCGCTGATCTCCTGCTGAATCGGGTCATATTTCGCTTTCCAGGCATCGTAGTTACTGGCTGTTTTGGCAGCCTCCTCGCTGGCCGTCTTGAGCGTTTTCAACCTGTCCTCAGTGCTCTTGATCGAACCGTCGAGTTCCTTGTATTTCTGTTTAAGAAGCTCGGTATTGCCGGGGTCGAGCTTCAACAGCTTGTTGACATCTTTCAGCTTGGATTGGCTCCTTTGCAGCTGATCGTCAACCTGCTTCAGTGAATTGGTCAGTTTGGTCGAATCGCCATTGATCTCAATGGTGATGCCCTTGATGCGTCCACCCGCCATGCGTCCCTCACCTCCTAAAACTGATCAAAATCATCCTGAGTGGCAATTTGCGTGTAGGCGTCCTCACAGCTGTCATTGGAATTCTCGGCGCACATATCAAATACGAATCCGACAGTTATGTGGTCAAGATCCTCGACAGTCAAACCGAGCTGAAGGCAGCGCAGCATGAAAAGCGCTGTCGTCAGCTCTCGGTCAGTCGGTCTAATTTTTTTTTGCTCTCAACCTGGTTCTCGACATTCAGCCCCCACAGTTCAAAGAGCTGCGGCATGATCTGGTAGATCGAGAACGTGCTGAAGTTATCCAGCCATTCCTCCGGCGTGTCCGGCACGGAGGGATCGGCATACTTCGCCATCATATAGGCAATGTTCTCGAACATCTCGAGCGAGTTGATGTTCAGACTTGAAATGGTCCCGTCACTGCCATCAATGGCTTCCATAAGGTCGCGCATGTCACTGAAAATATCACGGCGGAACTTGAACCGATAGTATCGCGGGATAGCCGCCGATGCCTTGAACGGCACGTCGTGATCGTCGATTTTGATGTAGTTCACAATGGCCATGGATAATTCCCTCCATATCAAAAAAGGGGAAGGCCGTCAGACCTTCCCCCTGTCCCGCTTACGTGTTCGCCGTAATTGTCGCGCTGCCGTAGGCCACGGCCTTGTTGTTGCTGTCCACGGCCACAACAGCAATCTTGGTATGTCCGCCGGCAGGTGTGATGTCGCTGCCACTGGACAAAGCCGTCCAATCAGAGACAGTTTCACCATAGGCTACAGACGGCGCGGTGCCCGCCGCAGTCTTGTACTTGTAGCTCTCGCCGGATTTCAGCGTATAGCCGGAAACCGTGATGTTGCTGTCTCCGGAGGCCGTGCCTGCGATGGAGGTTACGGTCAGCGATGCGAGCGTGTTGGCGCCGAGATACACCACATTGTACCAATTGTTGTACACGGCATCGCTGGTGTCGTCGCCGGTTTTCGCCTTGACGCGGCCATCCGGCAGCGGCGCCGCATTGAGCGAGAGGGTCTCGGTCTGAACCTCTTTCTTATCCGTATTCGTCTTGCCCTCCATAGACGGACGGGACGCCGTACAATTGTACAGCACATGGCGAATATGGTGCTGGTCGCCGTCAAACTCAAAGAGCAGGGCAAACGGTTTGAGTTCGCTGTCGGAGCTCTCTATCAGTACGTTGTTGTCATCCTTGGCTTCACCCAGGGCATATACCCTGAATTCATCGGGAATCAGGGCAATTTCCAAATCCCCGTCATAGCCGCCGTTATTGTTGATGACGTAGTACACTCCACCATCCGCATAGAATTTCTCCGCTTCACCGTTCGGGGTGAGCTTCAGCGATACCGCGCCGGGAATGGGCACGGGGCTGCCGAAGTTCGGCGTGCTGCCGGAGAGTGTCAAAGGTGCAAAATGCACGCTTTTCAGGTTGAACCGTACCTTGTTAGTGGTGCCGCTCATTATCATTCCTCCAATCCTGTGTCATCATCGTCCGCCTCTGCGTCATAGGATACACTGAGCGCATAGCGAACCTCATAGAACCCTTCTTCTTCGATCCATACCTCGCTTTTATCCCACGGAATCCCATTGTCTCGAAGAATCTTTTCCACACGCTTTTCCAGCGGAGGTTTTTTCTTGTCGGTATACAGCTCGATGCTGACGTCGGTCACCTGCTCATAAACCTCGCCGTCTGCAAAAAAATTTTCTGAACCGGGAAGCAGGAATAAGACAAAGGGTGGGTCAGGACTTTCGCCCTCTGCGAAATGGTCATAGGCACAGGGCAAGCCTATGCTTTCAACCATCTCTGCAATTTCATCGTATGTCATAGGCGTTCTACCCTCTTGCGGATTTCGTTCTCCAGATTTGCGCCGGCTTTTTCTTCAGCAGGAGCGAGATGAGGAATCGCCCGCACCCGGCCGCCGCCGCGTTTGGCGTGACCGTATTCCAGCAGATGCGTCAGCATGTACTTCTTGGGTGAGTGGACGATCAGTTCGAGCTTGTCTGATGATTCTGAAACGGTCTTGGAACGCCAGCTTTCGGCATATTTTCCGGTTCGCCTCGGCGCGGTTGCTTTGATTTCCCGCGTCGTAAACCTGCCGGTGGCTTTAGTCGCCTGCTTCGTTGCCTGCGCGACTTTCGCCGTATACCCCCGTAGCTCTTTCATCACGGCGTCTGCAAGCCCGTCGATCTGGATAGTGCTGCTCATGATTTCATCTGCCCTTCATACTTGCACCGAATGCGAATCGTCCTGAATTGATAATTCATCATGTCAACACTGATGATGTTGTAGATGCCATTCTCAAACAAAACTCGGTATTCGGTGCTGTTCAGGTCCTTCAATTCAGAACAGTAACGCACTTCAAAATTCACGGTCTGCTCCGGGCGCGTCACAGCCCCAGCGTTTTCCTGATCGAACTGGTATGTGACGGCATAAGTCCAGCAAGAGAAGTATTCCGTCCACACGGGTGTGTGGTTCCTGTACTTGTCTGTGCTGATCGTGTTTTTCTGGATCGTGATGCGCTTGGTAAAACTCGTGATTTTCTTTTTCGACTTTTGTGTTCTGTAATCCATCAGAACACTCCCTCCCGGATAGAGAACAAAAGACTCCGAAGAGTCAGGGTCAGCCCGTGATGATCGGCTTCTTCCCGATGTTCGAACAAATACCCCAGAGCATAGAGCACTGCCACCCGGACGATGTCTCGGACGGCGTTCAATTCCGCAGTAGAGTATCTGTCAGAGCGTATCTTATCGGAGTCGATGTCGGCCCATTGCTCATCCGTGAGCCGCGCCACATCCACACAGAGACGCTTGGCGGACGCCAGGAGGCCGTTGATCAGCACATCCTCGTCCGATGAATCCACGCGCAGATACGCTTTTGCCTCTTCAAGCGAAATCAGTGCCATATCAGCGGCCCCCTTTCATAATCAGGCGCTCGGCTCCACGATAAGCAGCTTGTACGTGGTCTCTGCGTAGCCGTCGGCCCGCAGCGTGAAGCTGTCCACGGACTTCTGGCTGTTGTCCCCGGCCAGCACCAGATCGGCAGCGACCCAGCGCACAAAATACCCGGCGGACAGCCCAACCGCCGTCGCCTCGGTCACGTCGTCCGCGGTGAGCAGAGCGCCGTTGTACTGCAAGTCGGTGATGGGCGTTATCCCGGCGGATACGCCGATGCCCAGCCACTTGTGGATCCCCCAGCCGTTGCCGCCGTCGAAGTCCTTCAGCTCGGAAACTTTCTTGTCCAGCGTGATGGTGATCACGCCGTCACTCTCGGTCACGGAGGAAATGTGACTGGTGTTGTCCTGCCGGTCGGCATGAGCCGCAACGCTGTCCGTCACTTCGTTGGTAACGGTCAGCGTGATGGCGTCGCCCACCATCACGCCAGCGTTCTTCAGCTTCAGCAGCAGGGCGTTTACAGCGGTCTCTCCGGCGCTCGATCCGGTACAGGCCGCCTGATTCGGCAGAAGGCCGCCGCCGTTGTCACCGTCGAATACGAGCTTCCCGCCGATGTGGGTCACGTCGCCGCCCTGCTCGGTGTAGTTTTTTGCATTATAGGACATGATTTCACCCCTTCATAGTAAATGTCCACGGCTCATGAAAAGCCGTGGACAGGATCAGGTTCCGGCAGGTACAATGTCGGGAGCCATCAGACCAGCATTTTTGAGCTTTGCGAGGAGCGAATTGAACGCGCGCACCAGCACCATCATGTCGGTGGTAGCGATTTCCGCCTGGTTTTCGGCGGACATCACAATGCCACGGGTTTCCACGGTGGCGTCGGGCACGCCACAACTGCCGCTGGAGCCACCGGGAAAGCCTTCGACGATTGCACCCTCATCGAATATCAGCTTTCCTCCGATATGCGTAACGTCCCCGCCCTGCTCAGTGTAGTTTTTGGTATTGTATTCGCCCATACGCGCGCTCCTTCTCAGGGCTTCATCTTCAGAAGCTGAATCGCCTCGGGCAGCACGACCTTGGCATCGCAGCGCTCGAACGCCTTGAAACCAATGATGCCCTGGTCAGCGTAGCGCTCGTTCAGGCGCTGCACGGAAAGGCCGGCGCGGTCGCCGATCCAGTAGTAACCGAAGTCGCCAAAGGCTGCGGCCAGAGCGCCGGCGGCGATGTCGGGAGCGTAGGCGGTGGTGATCAGGTCATAGCCCAGCAGCTTGTCGGGCTGACCGGCGGCCAGGGCGGGCTGCCACATGTACACGCCGTTGCCATCCTTGAGCTTGCGAACAGCCGCAACGGTGGCGTCGTTCATCAGGAACTTGGCGTTGCGCCGATAGGCCAGGCGCAGCGCATACACCAGGCTGATCAGATCGTCGGCGCTGATCTCATTGGACTTTGCGGTAGTAACGCCCACGGCGCCACCATTTGCGGTGAAGATACCGGTCGGGCCAGTGGCGCCGTCGCCGGTGCAGAAGGCAGATTCCTCAGCCATGGCAAACGCCCTGGTGATGTCGGCACTGATGTAGGTATCGGCATTCAGGATGGCATCCTGGAGCAGCTCTTCGGTGATCGGCACCATCACGCCCAGCTTGTACGCCTTCAGGACGACGCGGTCGAACTGGGGCGTGCTGAGGGTATAGGACGCGCCTTCGCCAAGCCACTGCGCTTCGGTGTGGGACAGGGGAACGTTGATATTGCGATCCCCCGCAGTGCGGATGACGTGAGCGATGGAACGAATGACATTCTGCTCAGCGATGTCATCGACGATCTGGCGCTCATACTCCTCGGGAACAAGGTAGCCGCCGTCGGTGGAGGAACCTTCCTGCATGAGCGGAGTGATATCGTTGGCAAAGCCGCTGCGCAGGTAGTCCCTGAAGTTCTGCTTGTAGGCATCGGAGGCCCGGCCGGTCTTGACCTCCCCGCCGTTCATGGGCTTCTCAGTGATCGGGGTGCTGGCCGGCTGCTTCATGGTGTTCTCCATGTCATCCAGCCTCTGCTGACGCTCGATCTGCGCGGTCAGGTTGGTGATGTCGGCTTCCAGCTTCTCATAGGTCGCGGCATCCTCGGCGCTCAGCGTGCCGTTCTCCTGGGTGTGCTCGTCCAGAAACTTCTTCGCAGCTTCCCACGCAGATGCGCGCTTGGTGTACAGCTCATTCTTCTTCATGATACTTTCCTCCTAAAATTTGTTTTTCATGGCTTCCAGCCGTTCATAGAAAGGCCGGGCATCGACGCTGTTCTCCGGTTCGGGAACCGGCTCATGGGTGGTTTCGGGCACAGATTGAAACGCCTTGATCAGCTTGTTGGTGACACTGGCGATGTAGGCTTTCGCGCTGAAGTCTGCGGCATCCGGGGCAGTGTCCTTCTCGCCATCCGCATAGGCAATCTTGTCAGCAAAGCCAAGCTCTACCGCCCGCCGGGCGTTCATCCAGGTTTCATCCTCCATCAGCTTTCCCAGCTTTGCCCGACTCAGACCGGTTTTGATCTGATAAGCGTTGATGATGGATTCCTTGACCTCGTCGAGGATGTCGATTGCCTTCTGCATGTTATTGTGATCGCCAAAGGCGATGGTTGCCGGGTTGTGGATCATCATCATAGCGCCGGGCGTCATGAAAACGTCGGCGCCGGCCATAGCCACAATCGTTGCAGCCGATGCCGCCAGCGCGTCGATCATCACGGTGATATGGCCCTTATGCTCCATCAGCATATTGTAAATCTGCACAGCAGCGAAGACATCGCCGCCGGGCGAATTGATCCACAGCTCGATGTCGCCGGGCACGGCTTCCAGTTCCTCCCGGAACGTCTCCGGAGTTACTTCATCGCCCCACCAGATTTCCGTGTCGATGGGACCATCCAGCCGCAGAATGCGTACCTGATGGACCTCTCCATCTTCAGTCGTGCGCGTTTTGTCGATAAACTTCCAGAATTTGCTCATCTGGTATTTGTCCTCCTTTCCTGCGGGTTCGCCATGTTCTTCAAACCACGCATCAATCACGGCTTTCCATTCGTCCTTGTCAGGCCGGGTGTCATCGTGCTCCAGGTGCTCATAGCACTCTTCCCTGGTGGCATTTATGAACACTTCCTCGACATCACAGTCCTTGAGGATCTCCCGCACCCTGTCTGTGGGCCAATGACATTGAAACCACAGCTTTTCGATGGAGTCGTATTTGGCCGCGTCCTCCACAAAACGTTCGCGCAGGTTGACGATGAACCAACCTGCGGCATGATGATCTGTTGTATGGAGCTTTTTCGTGGTAATCGCAGCGGTAATCTCATCACCGGCATACAGGATATCTTTGTCAGACATACGTTCTCGGACGTAGGTGCTTTTTCAAGAACATGGGCAC